CCTCCTTTTCGACAAGTTTCACTCCCCTGGTACTCCAGTTTTGTATTTTATACTTTTTATGGTTTTTGAAATTTTAAAACAAAACCCAACACAAACACTTCATCAGTCTTTATGATTTTTGTTCCTTTTTGTATTCCAGACAAAACACATCCTGGTTGACTGCCAGGCCCAGTCGGGCTCAACGCTGTTGCTGGTCGTCAGCGGGTGGTGGCGGGAGCAAGGGCGCTTGTGGTGCCGGAGCTTCTTTCTCCTCCTGCGAGTGCAGCAAGATAGCGTTCAAAACCTTCTCGAAGGCCAAGAGCTTGGGGTCGTTCAGGTCCTCGTTGCGAGCGCAGAGACAGCTTTTCACGGTCGTCCAGTCCTGATTCGTCATCAGATCTCCCAACCTTGACCCAGCTATCTGTGCCAACTCGTCGAACAGTTGGTTCCGCGTCTTGTGGAACCGCAGGTTTGACAGTTGCGCTTTCGAGGCCCAATCCACTAGCTTCTGGCGACGCGACATCTTTCACTTCAGCTTTGCCACCCAAAGTTTCTGGAGCAGCAGATTGCCACGAGGGGTCTGCAGAACTCAGCCACTCTCGAAACATCGCTTGAATGTGAGGTTTTATCGCGTCAATCTTCTTTTCTTCAGCCCTCTGCTGTCGAATCATGTTCTGAAAGAACTTGATCGCAGAGTTTGGCAAGCTGATAATCCGCAAGCTCACGAAGGGCTTGGTTGTTGGCAACGGTGTTTGGAAGTTTGTGGTGCCAAAGGTCAGAAAATCAACCTCTGGATCAGTAACGCTAACAACGGCGCCAAGCATGCAGACTCCAGATCCGCCAAGAGACGTGGCGGTGCAATCATTGTGGACATTGAGGAGCACAGAAGCTGTGGACCCCAGCCCAGTTTTGAAAGAAGCACCAGAGAGAGGGTGAACAGCGGCAGCACCCGCGTCAGCGGCTGTTGTGATAGAATAGGCAATCATCAACAGGTAAACGCCTGCGTCAGGAAACTGCCACCACTCATTCGTCCCATCCCATTGCACATTCATCTGAATACCATTTTGCCCGTTCGAAGGCTCAATCTGCCAATTTGTGTTGGCATTTTGTGCAAGCATGACCTTATTCCCGCCAGTGACGGAGAACGTGGTCGAAGCTGTGCTACCCGGATTCGAGTAGCTGACAAGAGCGCGCGACGTGCTCGACGTGATCACTGCCATCTCGGTGTAACCTGAGGCCTGTGAATCATTGTCCGCAGCTGTCTGCACTTCAATGTCGTACTCGAAAAAGAGTGAGCCAATCTCATATGGCAATGTTGGTAGAGAAGAATTCGAGCCAAGAATGTTGTGCGCGTCCTGGACGAAGATAGCAAACTGGCCCATCGAGTTCTCGAAGGCCGTTGCCGCATTCTCAGGATCAAGCAAGAACCAACCACCTCCAGGTCCTACAGCTTTTGAAGGCTGTAGGTCCAAGTGGTCGTTTCGCTCACCTTTGAAATCATCCGGGATTTTTGCCATCGGCACAAGTGCCTTGATCGAATGTGAATCATAGTTGCTCAGCGTGCCGCCCGTGGGGGCAGCAAACTGTGCAGGAATCACTTCATTTGGGTCCGGCTCGTGCACAAACAACATCGTCCCGGCGTTGGTCGCTGGTGGCAATGACGATTTGAAAGTGAAACGAGCCTTAAGCAGCTTCCACTTCATGAACAGGCCCATCAGCCTCGAAAGGCGTGTGTTTGGAATGAAGACCTGAGGGCGCAATTGACATTGCCAAAGGCAAGTGCCAGCTTTGTCAGCGCCTGAAGTTTGCGAGGCCGCGTTCGCACTCAGAACAATCTTTGCAACAAGATCCCGCCCACCAAACCTGGCAGTGTCCATGTTGAATCGATTTGCCCTGAGAAAAGCCAACCTCCCTCCACCATTGTGCGTCCGCCGCTTCCCAGCAGCAGTCTTCACAACAACGGTCTCTTTGATAGTGGTAATGGCGGCTTTTCTCTTGGCTTTCTGGTGCTGCATTTTCTTCTGTCCGCTCTTGCCCTTCGGTTTGGGTGGCATCACTGTAACAGTTTCCCGTTGCGGTTCGTGTCTCTTAACTGGAGGGCGTGGTGTTCCAAAGAAATCCAAAACTGTTTTTCCAACACTTCGTGAAACGGAGTTGTTGAAAATGTCCTTGATCGGTTTGAGAACGTTGAAAACAACGGGCAACTCTTTTGAAGGAGGCGGGTTGTAGTCTAGCGAAAACAGCTCTTCTCGAATGCTTTGCGCGGAAGCACGCGCCGTCAGTAGAATGCCAACCACCAGAACCGGCACAAGCCAAACCTTCGTCTCGTGGCGTCGGCCTGCCGGGTGCTGAAGTGTCGTGAATAAAACCATCGACGTCCAAAACAGCACGAAAGACATGGCACCAGCCAAAAACTCAAGCTCAACAGGTCCAGGGTTCTCCTCCACACCCTCAAGGCGTGGTTGGAACAGCTTGGCATCTCCTTTGGCAACGATGGACATTAAAGCACTAGAACACTCATCCCCACGCAACACTTGCGCCGCGGATTCTGAGATCACCGGTAAAGGCAAATCTGATTCCAGGCCAAGCACAAAGTTCTGAAATCTTTGTTGCGAGTGGCAATATTCAGGCTTAATTGACGCGCACACGGCACGCAATTGACGAAAATGCTCATCGTCGAAGCAATATTCTAACATGAGGGAAAACAACTGCTCGGGGAAGAATTGAAGTTTCGACTTCTCTTTTCGACACAAAGCGTAGCAGTGTTTCTTCCAGTTGGTGGGCAGAGGCACGACTCGTTGGCCATGGCGTTTGAACGCATGAGAACAGAAGACACGATCTATCATAGGACCGATCGAAATTTCATGGCAAGTGAAACCTTGAGTTGTCAACCATCTCTGGTAGTACTCAGGTGGCACTCCATGCAACCGTTCAAGCGTATCATCACCAATTGCCATGATTCGATGCGCACTGTCGACATAAGCACCGACAGCCCAAATGCAAAACATGACTTTCAAGATCACTTGCATTCGTGAGTTCCCAGAGATTGTAATCATTGAACCAGAACGAACAATCCCAGCAACGAGCTGTTCAAGAACGGTTCCATCTGAAAATATCAC